ACTGATAGTATGCAACTTTCTGAGTTCCACTAAGACCACCAGTTACAAATAAAGCAGCTCCATTATTTGCAACGTCAACACCAGTACAATAAGAAAATTGACTACTAGTATCTAAAGTTGGGCCTGCTGCAATAGTATCAATATCCCATGGAGTAGAAAGATAAAACTCCTTGATTTGATTTGAACCAGTCATACTGGCGGTGTAAATCTTATAACCATCGGGTTTGATTGCCATACCCTCAACGTCACTTCCCACACCAATAGGAGATTTTTTTCTATATCTTGCACCAACAACATAATTTGGTGGTAAACTAATCGTTACTGCAGGTGCAGTCAAACCATATCCAATACCTGGATCAACTACAGAAACAGAATCAAGTCTACCCGTGGCATTTAGAGTTGCAATTCCAGTTGCATTTCTGGATGGATATGGTTGACTAATTGTCACAAGAGGAGGAGTTCTATATCCTGCACCAGTATTAAATCCAACTGTTGTACTAAAACCACTAAGATGAAACTTTTCTATTTCTGCGGTTGCAGTTGCTGCGATAGTCTCTGGTGGTGCTGAAAAACCAATCTTAGGATTTCTGGGGTAACCTCTACCTCCGCTAGAAATTGATGCAGCATTTACAACAAAGTCTTGAACAGATGTCAAGATAGTGGCACCTATACCAGGTAGGGTGATTACTGGAAAGGTTACTCCTGGTGGATTTGTAGTAATTCCTTCATATTGAGGTGCATCGTAATAAGCCTTATCTACTTGTAAACCACCAGGAATCAATAATCTACCAAAAGCATCGGTGGTTTGTGTAGTTTCATAGTGGTGGACTTCTAAAAGTTTATCTTCATCACCATATTTTTCTATCAAATAATTGTGAAGTTCTGAATTACTCAGAGGCCAGTCACTATAGTAATCCTGAACATTATTTACGAGTCTTACAACCCAATCTAATGAAGAATCATTATAAACTTTTTTAGCAATTTGATCTGGCCTTTCATTTTCTTCTATTTTATAAAAATCAAAAGTAGTGAAGATTGATTCTAAATCTTCTCTGAGTTTACTTCTTCTGAATAAATTTTTCGCTACAGTAACTTCATCGTTGGTTTTCGATCCTTTGAATCTGTTAACATACTCTATATTTGGTAAATTTCTAAAATATGCCATGAGTTCTTAGTAACCGATAACGTCGTCAGCTAAACCGTCATAATCACTACTATATATGGGAGTTAGTTCACCAAATTCCAAAACAATCGTCACGGATACTGGTTGACCACCATCATACGCTGCCCACATTTTGTCTGGTGCATAATCTGTCGTAAATCCCCTCAACGCACAAGTTTTAAATTTAGGCATTGATATATTCTCTTCATTAGATGTTTGGAAACTTACTCCAAAAACATTTGGTGTCTTCAGAAAATAGTTTGAGTTTCCAGTGTTGTCAGTTCTAGGAGACATTCCCTGTTTAAAGAATCTAATAATTCTTCTTATCATTTTTGCTTCATCTTCACTTCTTGCAGTCATTCTGTATACAAGTCCAAAGTTTCTGAGGAGCGGAGATCTGAATAATAATTCCATGTTGGGGTTTGGGACAATACCAGCACCTCTAGCAAGAATACTTTCTGCTGAAACATTTACTCCTGCTGCTTTTAATATATTACTTGACATCACAGTACTTAAAAGTGTTTGTCCATCTGTAGTACCAGTTAGATTACCACCAACATCAGCAAGAGCTTTTAATGCAATACCTGTTCTTGCACCGCCACCTATTCCTCCTAATCCAATACTTGGTATTCCTCCTCCTAATAACGCGCCGGCGGTGGCACCAGTTAAAGCGGATCCAAGGAAAGCACCAGGATTTTTAATAACGTTTTGTGTTAATCCTGCAGCGAGAGTGTTCATGGTATCTTCACCATATTGAACTCCTCTTTTTTCTTCAAAAGATTGAGGCATTGGTAATATCACCATTCCTTCAGATTGTTTATATCTGCCTTCTTTTTCGCCATCTAGAAGCATTCCACTTTGAAGAACAGTGTTTGATGCTTGATTAATGAATTCTTCTTGATTTGGTGCTACGTAAGTAAATTGTTGAATTACACAAGTATCGATTTGACTTTGCAATTGACCTAAAGCAAGAGGATATATCAAAGTATCACTGGTTGATGTCCCTGATGAGTACTTAAAATTTTCTCCTACAGTCAGGAGATTTCCTTGAGTATCAAAAATTTTGTCAATATTTTGTCCGAAGTCGCCAAGACCTATTTTGTCTAAAAGATCTTCCCAATTAAATTGATTAGTATTTTGTGGAGAAGCTGGTGTATTTGGTGTTGCTTTGGGAGAAGTAAAAGGTGTTTGATATAATGTAGATGTCCCATCTGGATTTTTGGTTTGTGGTGTCGCCCAGTAGGGTGTTTGGTAGTTGGGAAGTGCTGCAGAATTGCCACTATTATAAACAGATGTGACTTCTGTCATCAATGCTTGTTCTAATTCTACAAGTTGATCGTTATCGATATCAAAGAAATCCTGAACAGCTTGACCAGCAAATTTATCCTGACGGAAAATATCAGCATTTGCTGGTATGGTTAGTTGAGTACCATCAGCTTGAGTATACTCAGTAGCACTGATTCTCCACTCAGAAGTTTGATCATCTAGAGTAATATTATAAGTAATTGTTCCGCCTGCATCATTCTTTAGTGTTAGTCCACTTTTTATTGTTTGTATTGCCACTTATATCAAGCGATGAGGTTCTTGTTTATTATTTAGACTACTTTGGGGAACGTATGTATTTTGCATAAGATATAGAAGTCAATACGGGCAACTCTGTTGAAGTGACTTCATATAAATTACTCTGCATTTCTGCCCAGGTGTAGTTTCTAGGATCTTTGAAGTGTATATTGTATCCTCGGAATCCCCATCGAAATACTTCTAGACATTCGATCAATGGGTGTTGATCATACTTGAGATCTTTTGTCTTTGCCTTATATAAAAACGTGTAATATTTTCCCTGATCGGGTACAGGTGTTACTGTATATTGCAGTGCATCCATGATCAACATCATGCGATCTTCTACGTCTTGTTCTGCATTGATTTTATCTTTAATCGGACTAATCCTATCATTACTCAGAATAGGATCATCACCTTTTCCAATTAGATCTGCAAGGTCTTGTTCTGCTTTTCTTTGTTTTAGAGTCTTTCTTGGCATTACTTGATACCTAGATCTTTTTCTGTCATGATCTTGAATTCATAGTTTCTATCATCACAGAACTCCTGTGCCGCTTTCCACTTTGCTTGATTAACTGCCCAGGTCTTGACTTTGTATGCCCATTGTTTCGTCCTTCTTTTGGGATTCTGTTCGGGCATTTCCACTTCTCTTTGTGGTTTGACTTCAATCACCATCGATCTTTTTTTGCCAAACTTATCAGTGTATCGAACAAAGAAGTCTGGATAGTATCGGTGAACTTTATTATCAATAGGAGAGATGTATGGAATACAGAACTCCTCGGACTGCCACTGATTTACATTCTCATTGAGATCACAGTATCTCATGAACTTTCGTTCCCAGAGTGAACGATAAACTATATTTGCTGGGTCACCTTTATACTTTCGGGGATTCTCTGGTCGATATTTTCCCTTATAACTCATATACATAGTATAGATCCTTAAAAAATATTTATAGTGGCGGAAAATATCAACAGATATAGGGTTGATCCTCTCCATATTAAGATGACGGAGGGTAAATCGTCTGCAGCTCAAGGTAACATCGGCGGTGCCATGGATTACCTGGGCGAGATTGCCATGTCCAGTCAGTTCAAACTAAATTTATTTTTGAGTGGTACTGGAACTAGTGAAAATGATGATTTGAATTCTTGGTTAAGACAATGTGGAATATTTGGAGATAATGCTAACGATCAACAATTGAAATATGATCTACTGTGTCATCAAGCTCAGTTACCAGGAACTCAGTTTGATCTAGCAACAGAAAGAGGTGGACTGCAAGGAGTTACCGAAACATTCGCAAGAGCTAGACAGTTTACCCAATTTGCAGTTTCATTCTATATTGATAGTGAATATAACGTTATTAGAT